TTTGCCCAATTAGTTGGGTTATCTTGACCTAAAATGCTAGTCGCTACCCAACGTTGCTTATATCCTGGCCTCGCTGGTGGCGCCTCTAACAATGATGGCGGTCTCCAAGCTTTTTTACGAGAAAGCTCATCTCGTGTTTCTTTAGTTGTCATTTATCAGGCTCCTTCTATTGTTTGTCCTGTATTGAAAGACTTGCAACTTCTTTTGCATATCTTTTCAGTGCCGCTGGATCGCTAATATCTATTCCGAATTTTTTAGCATTTGCTAAATCATCAGATGACAGCTTAACGCTTTTAGCAGAACCCGATGTAGATCGAGAAACACCTGCAACTGGCGATTGCACTCTCTTCTGTTCTGAAGATACAGTTTTTTTATCATCTTGTGAAGTGTTTTTATCGGCTGTTTCCTGTGGTTTTATCAAATCAGGAAAAAATTTAGACATTCTTCTATTTAATTCTGCGTAGTAATCTGGTTCATTTACATCATACCCTTCAGAAGTAAGTTCATTGTCTATGCCTAAAGCTAGTGACGTAGCGTCCATATGCCCTGCTTTATTCCACCAAGTTTTATTTTCAGCTATCCATTCTTTAGCTAATTCAGGTGGTTCTGTAGATTCAACCGATTTTTTACTTTCAGTTTTAACAGGTTTTTTATTCTGACGTAAGTCAGACATCATTTCCATTAGTTCAACTTGTTTTTCTGTTTCTCCTTGTTCAATTGCTTCTTTCAACTTTTGAGAAACAGTTTTATATTGAACTTCCTGTTCTTCTTTTTCTTTTTCTTCTAAAGAAGATTCTATCTTAGCTAACCTTTCTTCAAGCAACTTAGCTTTTTCTGTTGCAGCTCTAGTCTTTGCAACTTCTTTAGCAATACGTTTTTTTACTCTTTCAGAATAAGGTTCTTTTTTTATTTCCTCTATTTCAGATTTAATTGTAGAAAGTTCGGTTTCTAATGCAGGCTTTTCTTCTCCCACTGCTTCCGATACAGAATCTCCTTCAGAATCCAACTGTTCTTCATTGACTGCTTTTTCAATTGGATTTTGATTGTCCTGTTCTTCTTTTTCTTCATCGAGGGTTACCTCGACTTCTTTTAGTTCTTCGTCTATCATGGTTTAACCTCCCATGTATTGCGTGAGGGTGAATCACGTGTTTATACTTTAGTCGTTAAAATATCAGGGTTCGGTAGAACAGCTAATACTTCATCATCATTTATCAGGAGCATCTTAACGCCACCAACGTCAATCTTACTTCCTGCATATCTACCATATACCACAAAATCTCCAATTTTGCACCATGGATTTTTTGTGTCGTAACACTCACTTCCCATAGCTATAACTCTTCCTTTACTGTTAAGATACGTTTGATCTTCTACAGCTTTATCAGTTAGAATAATTCCACCTTGAGTTTTTTTAATAGGTGCAACTGGTCGAATAAGTATTCGATAACCGCATGGTATTGGTAGTTCTTTAGGATCGGCTATATCATTATCTGTATGCCAATCGTTATTCATGACAATATTACTCATCTTCGAGTATATCTCCTTTCATGTATCGTTCAGAAACATCTTTAATAACATTTCTGGCTCTATCTAAACCATAAACTATTCCTACAGTTTTAATATACTGTTCGTGAGTATCAAACCCTGGATTAACAGTTCGTTCAGATAAATCTTTTCTAAGTTTTTTAATCTCTTCTAGAATTGCTTCTGTTACTTTCAGCATCAGCTACGCCCTTTCTTATTATTTCTAAAGTCTTATTGTAATTTTGTTTTAATTCTTTTGAAACCGTAGCAAAAAGATTAGGTTTCACTATTTGAATTTTAATTTTCTTATTTAAAAGATATTTTTTAGCTTGACGAATCTCTTCACCCGTAGGTCGATTACTCATTTTTATTTCTTTCTTTTCTTAAATTCATTCCCTCTTTTAAAGCTTTTAATTGTAGTTCTTTATTCAATCTATCTTGAACAATCTTATCTTTTTTAACTCCTTCTACAAATCTAGCTTTTCTTATGTTCATTTCTTCAGCTTTTAATTGAATTTCAGCTTGATCTTTTTGAGATTCTCTTTGTTGTTTTACTTGTTCCTCACTAGGTGGTTGACTTTGAGCTAATAATTGTGAAGATTGAGCTTGGAATTGAGCTAAAGCATTTTCTACTTGAGGAGATAAAGATTCTTGTTCTTCATCTGACATAAAGTTAGGGAATGGTGAAGTATTACCAGTTTCTTGACTTAAAGCTTGCATTTGTTGTCTATACTGATACGCTAAATGTTCTCCCATATGAGCTAACATAGGTCCAATAAGATATTGTTGAGCTTGTCGATTACCACCAAATCGTGGATCTGCTAAAAATTGTTGATGAACAGCTAAATGTGCAGCATGGTTTTGATCTTCAAAAGCTTTTACTGGTTGTCCGTTTAATATTTTCATATTTTCAGATACTGGATCCATTCTTTTAGGTTCCATTTCTTCAATTAGTAATTCTTCAGGCTCTGGTATGTTTAAAGCTCTAATTAATCTTTCATAAGCTTTCTTTACATCTATAATTTGAGGTGCAGATTGAGCTAATTGAAGTTCAGTTTGCGCCATCGCTATTCTTTGTGCTGCAGAAAAGATATTAGGATCACTAACAGGGATAATATCTACACGTCCATCGAAATCTCTTCGTCTAACCATTTTCTCATCACCGATAATTTCGTAAGGATACTCATTATCTAAAAATTCTCCGTTTAATTCACCTATTAATCTTAATTCTTTTCCTTGCGCCATGTGTAATCGCTTATGAATAGCACTAAATACTTTAGAACCTTGTTCTATTTGAGCTACAATGCTTCCTACAGGTGCTGATGTAGCTGCATCTCCGACCATAGCATCAGCAATAGACGAAAATCTTCTACCAGATTCAGTTAAAATTCCTAATAACTGCATTAAAGTAGGTGATGGTTCTTTAAATGGAAGAGGAATAAACGATTTTCTTAAATCATCGCCATAAGCTTCTACTTCTACCCATTCACCAGGCGATACAGTTATATCTCCACCTTCAATTCTAGCACCTTTTGCCTTAAATCCTCCGTTTAAGTTAGCGAAAGCTGCACTATCTAGTAATGCACGTAACGCACCAGTGCTTGCATGCTGTAATCCACCTATCATATGTATTAAACCGAAGCCATAAAAGCCTAAACCAGGTAAATATTTATAGTGAATAAAGTAAACTCGCTTACGTTTTAGTTTATCATCTTCTTTGTAGTTACGTCTAATAGCTAAAACTTGTGATGTAGCACGATCTATCGTAATAATGTAAGGTAATTCTATCTCTTCTTCGTTATCTTCTAAATTATAATCGACATGAAACTCTAAAACTTGTCTATTTTGATCACTTAAGCTCCCTGTAATTCCGTCTATTTCATCTAAAGTTTGTTGAACACGACTTTCTTCACCATCATCACTTGGATCTGATAGTTTTATGTTTCGATAAAAACCAGATTTCATGTATTTTTTAACATCGTTAGTAGTTAATTTCATAATCTGTGTATATCGAGGACTAGTATCTAATTCTGTGGTGCTATATGAAACGACTAAATCTTCAGCAGGAATAAATTTAGCACATGTTTGATCTAATGCTGTATCGTAATATACTTTTTTAAATGCTGAACCTGCAAGAGATAAGTTAAATAACATCTGATCTAACTCGCTAAAATAATCTGGCATTAGTTGAGTAATCTGATAGTTCATAAACTCTTGCACTCTTTGAGCTTGACGTTCTCTTTCTTCAGTTATCTTTCCTATGATCTGAGTTTTAACAGGGCCTCCTGGTGGAAACATTTCAGCTACAGCTCTAGCTTGAAACTGAGTTGCTGCTTCTGCCATTAAAGGATTGTGTACACCTGAAGCACCAGGAAATGGATCATCTCTATCTTCAGAAATAACTCCTAACATTTTTAATCCTTTAGAGTATTGATCTTCCCAATCTTTTCTAGAAGATTTATCGTTTTCAAATTTAGTTAGAAGATCTGAAGAAATTTCTGCTAATCTATCTTTATCTAATCCATCTGCTAAATTAGCATAATGATCTGTTTCATAAGGATTTACAAACTCCTCTTCTTCCTGCTCTTCTTCAGAAATATCTACTTCTACAGATCCATCTTCAGATACAGATAATATATCTTCTATATTATTGTCCGATTCCGCCACTTTGCATCTCTCTTTGTTTTTCTATCTGTTTTGATAAAGGTAAATTTATAAAGTTGGTTCGTAAGTCAAAAAATTTATCTGCCCATTGAGATAAGCGATCTGTTAAAAATTTTATATGCAAATCTTTTTCTTTTAGTGCTTCGTTCTTTTGAGATTCTCGTGATTGATATTTAACTATTTCTTTTTCTAATTTTTTAATTTGTTTCCTTTGCGATTCTAACAGAGCTTCATTTTTTGTCATTATTTTTTCTTGCCTTTCTTTTTAGTTTTTTTCTTCGTACCATCTGGGTTTCTATTTTTACTTTTCTTACCCTTTAAAATATCAGCATCTACTTTAGCGGCTTTACCGCCCGTAGTAGCTGAATTAACTCTAGCCATCGCCCATGCGTGTGGAGAAGCACCCGTGCGGTGTCCCGAAGTTCTATGAGCTGCTAGCCCTCGATTATATATTTTTCTTAACGTAGATACAGACTTACCTGTTTTCTTTGCTTTATTTTGAAGTGCTTTAGTTACTTTAGACATTATCCATACATCCTTTTAAATTTTGCTGTGTGTTTACTTTTTTTAGCACCGCCCTTGTATCTTCCTTTTGAATCAAGATCGCCAGGAAGTGCTCCCTCTCCCTTATAGTCTTTTCCTCTTTTTCTAATAGCTGCAGCTCTTCTTGATCTTAATTTACCAGAAGTTCCACTAAGATATTTTTTTGGAACGCCTTTTTCTTTTGGTGCTCTTTTTAGTTTTTTTCTTTTTGCCATTAGATATCTGTTTCGTAAATAATGCTCTTAACATTTCCACCTTCTTCTAGCTTGACGTAATCTAGAATTAGGATCTTTGGCTGCTTTAGGAAACTTCTTCATTTGTCCTGCGGAACGAGCACAGTAAGATTTTCTTCTCTTAGCTGCCTTACTTCCTTTTTTAACTTTCCCTGTAACAGCAGTTTTTAATTTAGAACCTGGGTTCTCTCTTCGATAACGAGCTACACCCGCCTTAGTCATACCCGCACCACTTTTCGTAGAGCGAAAATATTTCTTCGTCTTAGGAGGTTGCTTATCTCGTTTTCGAGCCATTAATCATCATCTTCTGGGAATTCTTTTGCAATATCAGATTCGATTTCTATAATCTTATCATCATCTCCTGCTTCTTGTGCTTCCTCTAGAAGTTTTCTTAATTCTTCATATCTACTTCCGCCCATGACTATTTTTTCTTCCTCATCTTCATTAGTTTTTTCATCATGTCTTTTTTAGACATTTTCTTTTTAGTCATCTTCTTTTTCTTGCCGCCCTTTTTCATCATAGCTTTTTCAATAGCCATTGAACGTTTCTTTTCATAAGATGACATCTTACCGTCTTTGTTTAAATCGCCTTTCATAATTTACCCCTTAATTTTAATGACCATCATGCCACTTACTTTCATAGGTGTTTCTTGCATGCTTTCGCTGGTAATTTCTTTTCCTGGATTGTTCATAGCTTCAACGAGCATCTCATCATCTTGACGACACGCTGGATACTTATCGTAGAAACGATCATCTTCATCTATTAAAGCTTTCGCATAATTAGGACTAGATTTCGCCGGCATAGGTTTGGTCGCTTTGTACATACTTGCCATAATGAAAATACTATAACGATATTTTATTAACTGTAAAAGGACTTTTTCTGTACTAAGCGATAAGGTTTATCGTCCCATTCTTCATCTTCTGGATCTAAAGGGTGAGAAACTAAATAGTTATCTCGTATAAGTTGCCACGCTTGAGTAGTCGTATCTACTAAATCGTCGTGCTTTCCATAAGGAAAGGAAGCACATTCTTGAATTAAATCATCGACCCACGCTTCATTTAAAACCCAAACTAACCCTGTTTCTAACATTGATGCTACGACATGGGCTCTCGAAACTTTATCTCGATCTGGTGTAAATTCTTTTACAGGAACACCTGCTCTTCTTAAATCTTGAAGTAAGCTCTGTCCTGATGCTCGTTTCTCGACTAAGACGACATCGGGCTTCCAATCAAAAAAAGATTGTTGAGCTTCTTTTCTTAGTTCAGGATACTCGACACGATTACGCCACATCTCTAATAAAATTATACAAGCTTGATCTCTTCCTTCTTCGTCTATATGTGTAAACACTCCCCATGTAGTTCGAGCTGAATAGTCTGCAGTTTCTTTCGCACTAAACGCAGTATCCCACGATTGAATAATCGTATGACATCCTGGTAATCTTTTCTTTTCCCATATACGCCACCAATCTCTTTTTAAAATCTGTCCTTGCTCCGCACTCGGTTTCTGCTGGTACAAACTTTGCCATACTCTTTCTCCGACTGTCGCTTGAATCTTTTGTAATTTTTCTACGGGATAAGCTTCTGGCCACAAAGCGTCCCCGTTATCGTTAAGCGCAGGAAGATCTAAAACTTTCCATGCTCCTGGTTCGTTTTCTAAAACCCAACCTGCGAGATCTTCTTCGTGCCATCTCGTTTGAATGATGATTACTTTTCCGCCAGGCATTAATCGTGTGAATGCAACCGATTTATACCACTCGATAAGATTTCTTCTTTGAACTTGAGATTCAGCATCTTCTCGCCCTTTTATCGGATCATCAATAATTAATAAATGTGCACCACGACCTGTAATTGCACCACCCGCACCGACCGCTGAGTATGTTCCACCTTGAACTGTATGAAAACGTTTCGCTGAAGTAGAATCATCTCGAAGTGTCGTGTTCGGAAAAACTTTAGTAAACTCTTCCGATTTCACATGGTTACGAACCTTGCGTCCAAAGTCATCAGCTAGTTCTTGAGCATAAGTAGATTGAATAACAAAGTTTTTAGGATTACGACCAAGGAACCAGGCAGGAAACATCTCGGAACATAACATAGACTTTCCATGTCTTGGTGGCATAAAGATCGCTAAACGATCAAACTCATCTCGTTCAAGTGCTTCTAAATTTTTAGCGATTAATTGTATATGAGCAGGAGTGCTATAACCATTATACATATGTTGAGCAAACTTTAGTATAGAAGATTGTGCTCCAGATACTTCCTGTTTTTCTTTTTGATTTTTAATTACAAGAAAAGCTTTCTCTCGAATCTCTTGAGGAGCATTTTTATCTAATAATATCTGTTCAGCTTTTTGTAGTATCTCTAAGTTCATAAAAGAAACTTTCATCATCTCCTGCAACCCATTTAGAATGATGCTCGACACTATATTCAATAGTAGAAACTTTATAATCAGGGAACGTCATTTCTTTTGGAGACAAACTTTTATCGTAAAATATAACTCGATTATTTGGTTGAGCTGCATAATGACCATTATCTAATTCAATAATATTGAAAGACTTATGTTGACTAGGAACTTCTGAGTAACCACAGTTA